CCCAGCTGGCCGCGCGCCTCCACAACAGCTGATCCAGCTGATCGACAGGGGGGGAGGGGCTTCGGCCTCTCCCCTTTCTTCTGGGGGACCGCATGGCCATCACGACCTACTCCGAACTCCAGGCGGCGATCGCTGACTGGCTGAACCGTTCGGACCTGACCGCCCGCATTCCCGACTTCATCACGCTGGCCGAAACCCGCATCAACCGTGACCTTCGCGCTCGTGAGCAGCAGGTCATTGCGACGGCCAACGTCGATACGCCTTTCTTCGCCCTCCCCGGCGACTTCCTTGAGTTCAAATCCTTCCGCATCACCGACACCGGCGGGAGCGCCTTTGAGTTGATGCTGGCGACCCCTGAGCAGATCAGCGCGGCGCTGACGGAGAGCAGCGTCAGCAACACGCCCCGGTTCGTCACCATCATTGGCGACCAGTTCCAACTCTGGCCCTCACCGGATCAGATGTACGTGGGCTCCCTGGCCTATGTGCGGAAGGTCCCGGCGCTGTCGGACGCGGCTCCGACCAACTGGCTCCTGACGGACGCCCCGGACGTTTACCTCTACGGCTCTCTGATGTCGGCTGGCCCCTTCCTGCGGGACAGCGAAGCGCTGGTCACGTTCAAGACCCTGTTTGACGAGGCCATTGAGGCCATCCGCGTGGCTGACAAGCCGGTGGTCGGCGTCCTTCGCACCGAGTTTCCCCAGCGCGGCTTGCAGCGCCGCTACAGCATCTATTCCGACTTCTGAGGCGACCCGATGGCTATCAAGCAGACCACGGCGGTACGTAACGCCCAGCTCGACGCGCTCAACACCCAGATCGGCGCGTCGGCACGGCTGCGGATCTACAACGGCACGCGGCCGGCGAACGCCAACACGGCGATCACCTCCCAGACCATGCTGGTGGAGCTGACCGGCAACGCCACGGCGTTTGCGGCGGCGGCTTCCGGCGGCGTCCTGACGGCCAACGCGATCAGCAACGGCACGGCGGCGGCGACGGGCACGGCCTCCTGGTTCCGCCTGTGGCAGTCCAACGGGACTACGGCGATCATGGACGGCGATGTCTCGACCTCGGGCGCTGACGTGAACCTTAACAACACCTCCATCGCCACCGGCCAAACGGTGAGCGTGACCTCTTTCACCGTAACTGACGGCGACGCCTGATGCCTGATAACGTAGGCTATACACCCGGGGCGGGTTCAAAGGTCGCCGCGCGGGATGTCACCTATTCAGGTGAGGCCGCCCTGGCGCAAGCCGTTGGCCTGGTCACCTTCGCCGGGGCGGATGACGCCAAGACCGCAGCGGACGTTTCCACGACCAACCCCCTGCCCATGGCGGCTTACGGCGAACTGATCGAGGCCATTGAGGCCATGCGGACGGCGATCAATTCGCTGACCAAGACCATCGGTTACGCGCTGCCGAACCTTCAGGGCCAGCCAATCTTTGAAGCAAGGCAGGCGACGGCGGCGAACCTCAACGTGACCGCAAGCGGCACCGTGACCGCCAACCAGGGCGGCACTTGGAACATCACGACGCTGACCAACCAGTCCCAGATCGGCGGCTTCGCGGCCAACGACAAGATCCCGGCGCTCATGCACCTTCAGGTGGATGGCCTCCGCCGCAACATTTCGGTGACCTGACATGGCAACGACCAACGGCAATCGCCCGATCCTGGACCTCAAGAAGTGGGAGTTTTGCACCCCGGCCCCGAACGCGACGGCGGCGGGTGCTTTTGTGGTGTCCTCGCGGCACTTTCGGCAGCAACAGATGTATGTGCGCTCCAACACGGACGCGACGATGTATAACCCCTCTGAGGATGGGTGGGTCACGCTCCCGTCGCCCGGCCTCGCTGGAACCTTCGGGGCAGGCGCGAGCGGCACGGCGGGCGCATGGTCTACCGGCTCGACCGTTGGCGTTGCCTCGCTCACCGCGACCGCTGGAACGACCTCGACCATCACGACCAACCAGACGCTCGCCCGCGACCTTCGCGGCTACAAGATCCTCATCATGGCCGGGCCTAACAACGGCCTAGTGCTCGACATCGTGTCCAACACCATTGGCGCGAATGCCGTAATTACGGTCGCCACGCAGGCCTCCGCGTTCAGTGCCTCGACCGTCTACCGGCTGCTCACGCCCCGGTTCTATGTCGTCGGCGCAGGCACCCTCGCGGCGGCTTCGTTCCGCGTCTACGACTACGCGACCAACACCTGGACGACCCTTTCGCAGACGGGCCTCCCGGCGTCTATCGGCACTGACGGCAAGCTGGTCGCCACCCCGTCGATGAGCGATGACGCGTTCAAGCAGTTCGCCACCGGCACGGCGACCTCTGCCACCGGGACGACGCTGACGCAGACCGGCAAGACATGGACGGCGAGCCAATGGATCAACTACCAGGTCCGCATTACTGGCGGCACTGGCGCGGGGCAGATCAGGACCATCACGGCCAACACCGCCGACACACTGACGGTGGCGACGTGGACGACCAACCCTGACGCCACCTCGACCTATGCCATCGAGGGCAACGACAACTTCCTGTACTACCTCGGCAACAACGCGGTGACGATGTACCGCTACGACATCGCCGCGAACACTTGGTCAACGCTTTCGCCGGGTGTTGCGCGAGGCGGCGCGCCGACGACGGGCATGAGCGCCCATTGGGTGCACTCGGTCGAAGCCGCAGACTGGAACAACGAGTCTGTGATCCTGAACGGGCGCTATATTTTCAGCTTCCGTGGCGCTGCGGGGGGACTTCTCGACCGCTACGACATCGCGGGCAATGCGTGGGCGGCGGTCACTTACAGCCCCAGCACCGAGACGTTCACGACCGGCACCAAATACGCGCTGCACGGCGGGAGGCTGTATATCCAGAAGGACGCGACGGGTCGCTGGTTCGCCTACGACTTCGCCCGCAATGAACTGTTCCCTTGGTCCACGGCGCTCTATCCGCAGGGCTCGGCAATCCTTGGCGATACGGCGTTTGATGTCGCCTACAAGGATGGCGCGACGGAAATCTTCTACGTCTATTTCCTGCTCAACACCTCTCAAGTCCTGCTCCGCCAGATGGTGATTTGACGTGGCGCTGAACCAACTTCGCTCCATCGCCTGAGCGCCTGAACCGGAGGGCGCTCCATGCTGCTGACCCTTCTTAGTCCGCAGGGTGCGGCAACTGACATCTTCGGCACGGCTTCCATCACGGAGGCCCCCGACACCCTCGACGCCCTCGGCCAGGTCATTGTCTCCGGCTCGGCGGCGATCACCGAAGCGGCTGACACGGTTTCAGCGTCGGGGGCTGTCTCTGGCGGCGCCATCACAGGTACCGCTGCGATCCTGGAGGCGGCGGATACCGCTTCCGGCTCGGGTGCGGTCCTCGTCGCGGGCTCGGCCAGCGTCACTGAGGCGGCAGACACCGTTGCGGCCTCGGGGACTGTCTCCGGTGGAGCGGTTACGGGCACTGTCGCGGTCACGGAGGCCCCGGACTTCTGCATTGCCCTGATAGCCGTCACCGGCTGGGGCTTTGTGCCTGACACCTCGGAGGCCTGGACCTCGCAGGGCGCCACGGCGGAAACGTGGACCGCGCAGACCTCGACCTCTGAGACTTGGACGACCCAGACCGACGCCTCGGAGATCTGGACCCCGATCGCCACGACCCCGGAAGGATGGACCCCGCAATGAGGCCTGTCAGTCCGACCCTCGGCTTTCCGCTCGCCCCGACCTTGCAGGACATGCAGGACGCCATCAACGAGCAGGCGGTGCCGACCAAGCCGGTTCAACTGCCCACGGTCCTGTTCGCTGACCTCCCGCCGGCGGCGGACTGGCCCGGCTGCATGATCCACGTCTCGGACAAGAACTCCATCGCCATCAGCACGCCTGTTGCCGGGGTCTACACCTGGCTTCGGGCTGACGGAGCCGCGCTCTAATGCCCTCATCCTACACGTCCTCGTTCCGGCTGAACATTCAGGCCCCGGGCGACAACCTCAACACCTGGGGGACGATCCTCAACAACGGCGTTTTCCAGCTTCTGGAAGACGCTCTTGCCGGGGCGGTAACTCAGGCCCTGTCGGGCTCCCTGACCCTGTCCAGCGTCAACGGCGCGACGGATCAGGCCCGGTGCCTTGCCCTGAACATCACCAGCGGGACGGGCGGGACCATCACGGCCCCGGGCGTGAAGAAACTGTACTTCGTCCGCAATGCCGCCTCTGGCGCTGTCATCGTCACCACTGGCGCAGGGGCCACGGCGTCCTTCGCCGCGGGTGAGGTGGGCTTCTGCTACTCGCCGGACGGCATCAACTTCTACCGGACCACGGTGACGACGGCCTTTGGCGGGGCGATCCTGACCGGCGTCGGGACACCCTCGGCGGCCACGGATGCTGCGACCAAGGGCTATGTGGACGGCGTGGCCTTCACGATGGCTGCGGGCGCGCTCCCCGGCCAAGGCGGCAATGCCGGCAAGGCGCTTATCACGGACGGAACCACGGCCTCGTGGGGCATCCCCGTCCTGACCACCTCCAACCTCACCGACTACGCCTCCGACCAGGCCGCGAAGACCGCGACGGCCACCAAACTCGCCATTGCCTTCGCGGCTGCGCTCTAGGGACCCCTGACCATGCCTGTGACCCCGAACTCCATCGTCACCCCGCAAACGCCCTGGAGCGCGACGGCGGTCGCCACCACGGCGAACACCACCTACACGGACAGCCCGACCAATACGGTCCTGCTGGCCCCGGTCTACCTCCTGAACCCCAACCCGTTCAGCGTGACCAACGCCTCGCCCACGGTCACGGTGACGCAGGCGGCTCACGGCCTGGCGACCGGCGACACCATCACCATCGCGGGCGCTTCGGCTGTCGGCGGCATCACGCCCTCGGGGGCCTATCAGGTCACGGTCCTGACCTCGTCAACCTACACCATCACCCACGGTTCCAACGCCACCTCGACGACGACGGGCGGCGGCTCTGGCGTGACGGCTCAGGACAGCCGGACCTCGCGCAACGGGGCGCGGATCACGCGGCTGACGGCTCTGGCCCGGGCCACCAACACGGCGACGGAACTGCAACTTTACATCTCCCACGACGGCGGCACCACGAAGCGCCTGATCCGCTCGATCCTCATGGCGGCTTACACGGTGGCCCAAACCACGGGTCAAACGGCGGTGGACATGGGCTATTCGGACTCGGCTCCGCTGATCCTGGGGGCCTCTGACACGCTCTACGTCGGCATTGGCGTCACCAACACCGGCATCGTCTTCCGCGCTGAGGGCTTCGGCTACTAACATGCCCACCTACCCCCTCGGTCCCGTCAACATGGTCGGCCAGTCCATGACCCTGCCCGCTAAGGCGCAGGGCATGTTCGAGGGCGGCATGAAGATGCAGGCGCAGGGCATGGACGGGCGGAAGCCCGGGAACCGCATCTTCAACATCTCGCCTGCGGTCAACGGAAAGACCGTGTGGAACCTTGACGCTGACGGGCCGCTGAACCTTTCAACTGAAGGGACGTGGACGATCACGCCACTTTCGTCCTTCACCGCGAACGTCAAGGCGTGGGGTGAAGGCGGCAAACAGGACCGAGCCGGGCCTTTCGGCGCGGGAGCGTTTGCGGGGGGAACCCTGTCCGCCGTCGCGGGTGAAGCCCTGCTGGCCGGGGTCGGACAGGACCGGGGCGCAGGCTCGCCGTTAGGTCCTTCCCCCGGCGGTGGGTGGACGGGGCTGCTGATCAACTCGTCGTCGGTGGCGCTCCTTATCGCCGGGGCCGGAGGCGGCGGCGGCTATCTGGGCGTCGGCCCTGCGACTGGGGGCGCGGGTGGGTACCCGAACGGCGCTGCTGGTGGGGCTGACGGGCCTACCGATCAGGGCGGCGCGGGCGCGACGCAGTCCGCCCCCGGTGCCGGAGGCGTGTCCACCGCGACCCTATTCCCGACGAACGGAGGCAACGGCTCCGGCAAAACCGGCGGCGGCGGTGGCTATGGGGGCGGCGGTGGCGGTGGCGGCTATTTTGGCGGCGGCGGGGGTGCCGGTTCGGACTTCCGGGGCGCGGGCGGCGGCGGCGGCTCCAGCTACTTTAGCCCCACCCGCATCCTGAACCAACTCATGTTGTCCGGTTCTGGCACCACACCCGGCAACGCTTCTGACCCCGCCCGAAACAGTGCCGGTGAGCAGCATAGCGGAAGGTTGATCATATTGTGAGGACCGCATGACTCTCTACCAACGCAAGACCCTCCCCTCGACCCTCATTGGCGACCCGGCCCCGCTCCCTGCCGAACTGGTGGGCCTGTCGGACGCCAGCCTTGCCGACCTGTCGGCGGCTGTCCCCGAGGCCGCTCAGGAACTCGGATACGCCGGGCAGGGGTTCTTCCCGGTCCAGCCTGACCCGCCCCCGCCTCCGGTGGTCGACGAACTCAACAAGATCGACTTCCTGCGCCTGTTCACCCAGGCCGAGCGCATCGCCATCCGTGAAGCGGCGGCGGTCAATCCGCTGATCGCGGATTATCAGCACATGCTGGACGCGGCGACGGTGGTGCGCCTGTCAGACCCCGACATTCAGACCGGCGTTCCGCTGCTGGAGCTTGGCGGACTGATCGGCGTGGGCCGTGCGGCTCAAATCCTCGCGGGAGAAGCGCCGTGACGAAAAGCCGCTACCCGCAGCAGCAGACCTACATCCCAGGCCGCCCGATCCTGACCTACTTCCGCAGGCTGTTTGTGGCCCTTGATCAGGTGCTGAACGCCGTCACTGGAGGAAGCCCGGACGAAACGCTGTCCAGCCGGTTTTTCAAGGATCTGGACAAGCGCCGCGTCATCCCGTGCATCCTGTGCGTCCTGCTAGGCTGGATCGACAAGGACCATTGCGAGAAGGCGCTTGAGCCCGACGAAGGTAAAATCTCCGGCAAGCCGACCCAGAAGCTGACGCCGAAGCTGTACATCATCAACATCGGCATTTCGTTGAGCCAACTACTGAACGTCATTCTCGGTGGCGATGAGGATGAGCGGCTTTCGTCTCGCGCAGGCAAGGACGCCCGCCGGGGCCGGAAAATCGCCTGCATCTTCTGCCGCATTTTGCACTGGATCGACCGCGACCACTGCGAAAAGGCCATCGAGCGGGACGAGGGCAAGCGCCCCGGCCAGTACGACAACCCGCGCCGCCATGCCCGGCGGACCGACTACCCACCCCGTTCCGACTGGAGCTGATTGAATGCCCCGCGTCGTCCTTGAACTGCCCCCCGGCCTCAACAACGACGACACGACCTTTGCCGCCTCGGGCCGGTATGCCGACGGCTCCAACGTGCGGTTCTGGCGGGGCCGGGCGCAAGTCCTCGGGGGCTGGGAAGCCATCACGACCACGGCGCTCACCGGCATCTGCCGCAAGCTGTTCGGCTGGACGGACAATGCGGCGGTCCTGAACATCGCCTCCGGCTCGCATTCGGCGCTTCAGGTCTATCAGGGCGGGTCGGTTTTCGACATCACGCCGTTTGGACCCCCGACCCTGCTCGGCTCCAACCCCCTGACCGTGACGAACGGCTCGGCGGTGGTGACGGTGGCCCATGTCAACCACGGTTTGACGTCCAGCACGTCCGTCATCGTGGCGGGGGCGGCGGCTGTCGGCGGCATCACCCCCAACGGGACCTTCACCATCACGGTGGTGGACGCCAACTCCTACACCTACACCTTCACCTCCAACGCGACCTCGGGGGCGACGGGCGGCGGGACCGGCGTCATTGTCACCCCTCAGGTGGCCCTCCCGGCGGGCAACGTCGACGGCACTGGCGGCGCTGGCTACGGAACGGGAACCTACGGGACCGGCACGTGGTCAACGCCCTCGACGGCGGACTTCTTCCCCCGGACATGGAGCCTGGCGTCCTGGGGCCAGAACCTGATCGCCAACCCGCGCAACGGGGCGATCTACAGCTGGACCAACAACCTCGCCTCGCGGGCCGTGGCGCTGGCGAACGCGCCGGTCCAGACCACTTACACCCTCGTGTCCCCGACCCGGCAGGTCTTCGCCCTTGGCTGCAATCAGGAGGCCTCGCCCTTCGCCTTTGATCCGCTGGTGATCCGCCACTCGAGCGTGGGCAACAACACCGAGTGGAACACGGCGGCCTCGACCACGGCGCGGGAATATCGCCTGCCGGGTGGGGGTCGCATCGTCTGCGGCGCGGTCATGGGCGAAAACCTGCTGATCTGGACGACTGGCGGGCTGTTTGTCGGCACCAACATTGGCTCGCTTGCCCAGCCCTGGCGCTTTGATCAGGTCGGCGAAGAGTGCGGCATTATCGGCCCCAACGCCTTCACGGTGGTGGGTCAACAGGCCTTCTGGGTCGGGCCTAACCTGCAATTCTACGCCTACACCCTCGGATCGCAGCCGGTGCTCGTTCCCTGCCCCATTCAGGACGACTTCGCCGACAACATGGCGCCGGCCCAGACCGACAAGATCACGGTGGGTTCGACGGCCTTCTTCAACGAGCTGCGGATTGACTATCCCGACGCGCGGGATGGTGTGGAATGCTCCCGCTACCTCGCCGCCCACATTCCGACCTTGATGCAGAGCCCCGAGAACGCCTGGTATCGGGGGATCATGGCCCGGACGGCTTATTCCGACGCCCCGCCCAGCCCGAACAGCTACCCGATCGCTGCAGATCCTCAAGGCAATCTCTACTGGCATGAGAAGGGCCAGACGGCCAACGGTGGACCAATCGAGTGGTTCATCGAGACGGCGGACAACTACCTCGACCCGGATCGGACCATGCAGGTCCGCACCCTCTGGCCCGACTTCAAGGATCAGGTTGGGGCCATCGACGTGAGCGTGACGACCCGCTTCTATCCGCAGGCGACGGAGACCACGACCTCGGGCCAGATCATGGCGCCGGGCCAGTCCAAGTCGGACATTCGCGCTTCCGGCCGCCTCGCCAAGCTGCGGTTCAGCGGCTACGCCTCGCCTACCTTCGCCCGGTTGGGAAACCCCACCCTCGACGTGACCCCGGCGGGGCAGCGTTGATCGGAGAATGGGTGCGGGTCCGCCGCTGGCTTCTGCCGGCGCTGACGGACGCAACCGAGGCGGAAGTGGTGAGTGAGTTGTTGACCGGCCGGGCAACGCTCTGGCCCGGGGAGCGGGCGGCTTTCGTCACGACCCTCATCACCGACCCGGCGCGGATGCATGTCTGGCTCGGGGGAGGGGATGGGGCGGAAATGCTGGCGATGATTGCGGGAATGGCCGCGTGGGGCCGGGCGCAGGGCGCGCAATGGGCCACGGTGAACGGACGCAGGGGCTGGAAACGCCGCCTGCGGGACTTCGGATTTGAGCCCCGCAACGGGGAACTCTGGAAGGCGCTTTAAGCTGCGCGGCGGGGGTACTGACCGCTCCAATGCTCGGCTTCAAGGGCCTTTCGCTTCGCAACGGCGGCGTCAAGGTCTTTGAAGGAGCCGAAGTAGGTGTTTTTGCCCATGATCGTCATGAACACCTGAAAGCATTGAAGCCGAGTGTTGAACTGCACCCCAGGGCATCCGGTGACGTTGTTCCGGCGCCTGACGATGTTGCGCATGTTGTGGGCATGATCGGCCAGCAGAAGGTTGACCCGGCGATTGTCCAAGGTGTCGCCGCTCAGGTGATCAACCCGCTGACGTTTGTCTGTGGCGCCAACGACCATCCGGTGCAGTAAAAACGTGGGTCGAGTTTGGCCCTTTTCGTATTCGTGCCTCATGCCTTTGCGCTGGGCATAAACAAGACCAGTCTTTGTGACCAAGGCGCACCATTCGTAATCGGCAAGGTGGGCGTCTTCATCGTCGATGACGGTGCGGTAACCCCGCGTCAGGTCTATGCAAATCATTCCGTCATCTTACCGGATTTTGTCCGGTTAGACAAAAGGCGAGTGCTACATGTCGAAGAAAACTCGAACCACCACGTCCTCGACGCAGACCCGGACCCCGAACAACCCCACGTGGGTGACGGAGGGGCTGGCGGGTGTCGGCGGGGCGCTTCAAGGGCTGATGGGGCGCGATCCGACCACGTTTGTGGCCGGGCCGTCCGCGCTCCAGACCAAGGCCTTCAAGAACGCCGGACGCCTCAATTCCAGCCCTTCCTTCGGGCAGGCGGGCGGCATCTTCAATGAGGTGGCGGGCGCGGGAGCCAACACCTACGACGCGCAGGGCTACGACGCCACGGACGCCGGGTCGCAGGGCTATACCGCCTCCTCGCTTCTGGAGGGTCTGGACAAGTACAAGAGCCCGTATGAAGCCGATGTCGTCAATTCCGCGCTGTCAGACTTCGATTACGGCGCGGGCGCCACGCGAGCGCAGCAGGCGCTGGACGAGGCCCGCAGCGGGGCTTTCGGGGGCTCTGGCGCGGCCATCACGCGGGCTCTGACGGAAAGCGACCTTGCACGGGGGCGGGCCTCAACCTCAGCCCAGCTGCGGGACCAGATGTTCACCCGCGCGACCGGCCTTTCAGCGACCGACGCTGGCTTCCGCAACCAGGCGGCGGCGTTTGGAGCCAATGCAGCCAACCAAGCGGCGCTGGCCAATGCTGCGGCGAGGAACCAGGCGGCGGCGTTCGGGGCGCAGGCGCAGAACGAGGCAGGCCGCTACAACGCCGGAGCGCAGGACACCGCGCTTGCCCGACAACTGGCGGCTGGAAATTCACTGGCCTCGCTTGGCGAGACGATGGGCGCGGATCAGCGGCAGAACATCGCCCTTCAGGGGGCTCTTGGCGCAGATCAGCAAGCGCTTAATCAAGCCCGG